CTGCTGCGGAAGCGGCCGCGGCCGTCAAGAAGGCCGAGGCTGCAAGCGGCGCGCCGTCGAAGGCGGAGCTCCTGCGTCGTCAGCTCGAAGCCGCCGAGGCCGAAGAAAAGGCTGAAGCGGAAGCTGCCGCGAAGGTCACTGCGAAGGCTGCCGCCAAGAGGGCTGCTGCCGAGAAGAACGTCGAGGCCGCGCCCTCGACCGCCCCGACGCTCGACGACGAGGCGGCCGGCATTCTTGCGGAACTCGACAACATCTGAGGTTAGGTCGCCGTAGTCGCTGCCGGCGATCGACGGATGGGTGACGCTCCAGGTTTTGCGTAGCGTCACCCATCCCATTTTGCAGCGCATCTTCCTGGGTAGCTCAGTCGGTAGAGCAGCGACAGATAAAGCGCTGGTCGCAGGTTCGAGCCCTGCCCCAGGAGCCATTCGAGGGCAGCGACATGGATGATGAGCCTACCACCGAAGAGCGAATCGAGAACGCTGCGCAAGCGATGTCCGAGACTTCTCGGAGTTGGAAGCATCGTTGTTTCGCGATCATGGCTGCGCTTGGTCTGGATTTCGGCGACGTCGACCAAATGATCGCGGACGACGGGTCTCCCGTTCAGAAGTTCGTCGAACATATGGCGCGTTTGACGACGCCTTTCGACGCCGAACACTTCAGCGGGAGCGAGCGGGAGGCTGTTCGCAAGCAGGCGGAGCGCGACGGCGAGGAGCTCACCGACGGTCAAGTGACCGAGGAATTAGTCGCCGATCTATCCAACGACTTCTGCTTCGACGAGGCGACCGCATTCTGGCGGCTGATTCAGGAAGCGCGGGAGCTGATCAAGTGAACAAAGGGCTCATGCTGATCGACGAATCCAATTGGGGCTTCGCCGCGGCGTCAACGAAGCGACTTTCGGTCGGCGAGCAGGACACGCATGCCGTCTTCGGCTTCATCCGCCGGCTGCGCCAGATCATCGCGCAGTTCCCGATCCTCGAGCCGATCTGCCTGGCTGACGGCATTTCCTGGCGCTACAGCGCCTTCGCTGACTACAAGGCGGGGCGCGACAAGCCGCCGGAGACGAAGCAGGAGATCCTGCTCGCGGAAGTCCGCAAGAGCTTCAAGTCGCAGAAGCTGCTGCTGATCGAGGCCCTCAAGCTGCTCGGCGTGCGCCGAATGCACGCCCTCAACATGGAGGCCGACGACCTGGCGGCGATCCTTGTCGCCCGCTACGCCGACAGCAAGCGCATTCTGATGCTCACCGGCGACAAGGACTGGCTCCAGCTCATTCGACCCAGCGCGAGCTGGATGGACGTCATTCACGAGCGCCGGATCGGCTTCAAGACGTTCGCCGAGCGCACCCCGAGCACCGAAGGCGTCGGGCTCGGCTTCGACCGCAAGGGTGAGTGGATCGGCATCAGCCGACCGGATCAGTGGGCGGACGTCAAATGCCTGATGGGCGACGTGTCGGACGAAGTCCCCGGCGTCGGCGGCATCGGCGAGAAGGGCGCGATCGAGCTCGTGCGGCAGTACGGTTCGGTCTACAACTTCTTCAACGCGGTGATGGACAAGTCGATCGATCCCAAGGATCTCCCGAAAAAGTTTCGAGACCTCGCGTTGTCAGAAGAAAAACACGATATATTTAGACGAAACGAAATGCTGATGAACTTGGAAACAACTCGTCGGCCGCAGCCAAACGGGCTGACGCTAAGCTCTCCTAAACTCGACAAGGAAGGCTTTCGCCAGTTTTGTACTGACTGGATGTTTCAGTCAATTCTGACTGATTTTGACAATTGGGTTGCACCGTTCGAAAGGAAGCTCTCGTGAAGTGGCTGTTTAAGCGGCTGTTCAAGTCGAAGCCGAAGAAATACCTGGTCTGCATGCACCTTAAATCGGGAGCGTGGGTGCGTGTTCCTCACGTCACCGAATATCACTTCAACTACAACGAGACACTGAAGACCGTTACGAAGTTCAATTTGGACTTCACCCCGAAGACGCTCGCGACGGTCATCATCCCCGATTTGACGCAGATCGACGCCGTCGTCGTGCTCAAGGAGCCGTGATGCGCAAGAACGCCCGCACGACGAACGCCGACGAGAGTCGCGCGAAGATCAAGCTGCTGGTCTCGACCGCCGGCGCGTCACTCGGAACGCTGCTCAAGGCGCTCGAGAAGGAAGGCAATGCGCTCTCGGCTGAGGACTTCGAGAAGGTCTTTGCCTTCCTGAATCACACCCTCAAGACGATCGAGGCGCAAGCCCGCAAGGATCGCATCGCGATCTCCGCAAGCCAATTCGATTTCGACGCGGCGCTTCCCCCAGCCGCCGCGCCGAACGCGTCGGAGCCTGAGACCCCTGCCCCGCCCACGGCCGCGCCCCCGGCCGTCTCTACGGCAGCACAGGCTCCGACGCCTACCCCAACTCAGCCCGCCGGCTGGCGTAAGCCTACCGGCCGCGTGTCGAAGAACTCGCCCAATGCGGAAATGGCCGGCAAGGCGGTTCACACCCACGTCGAGACGCCGCTGATCACGCCCGCCGAACGGCTCGTTCCGAAGGAAGGCGACAACAAGTCGCTCGCCGGAACGTTGCTCGATAAGGCTGACGGCATCGTTCTAATGGATTGATTCAACAGTCAATTTTGACTTACAAGGAAAACTGAATGTCTGCCAAGGATCTCGCCTCTGCCCTCGAAGCGATCATCGGCGTCAACGACGACCCGTCGACCGTCTCGCAGTTCCTGTCGACCGGCTATCCGGAGCTCGACTACGCCCTCGCCTCGCGTTGGGATGGCGGCGCCGCCGTCGGCCGCATCATGGAGATCGCCGGCCCGGCGTCGTCGGGCAAGACTGCGATCGCTACCGCGATCATGGCCGACGCGCAGAAGCAAGGCGGCATCGCTGGCTTCATGGACCACGAGCGCAGCTTCTCGACCATCCTGGCGCCAAAGCTTGGTCTCGATTGCTCGCCCGGCAAGTTCGTGTTCCGCAAGCCGCGGACGTTTGAGGAGTCGCTCGATCTGGCGGTTCTGGCCTGCAAGACGGTTCGCCAGAAGAAGCTGATCCCCAAGACGTCGCCGATCGCCTGGTGCTTCGACTCGCTCGCTTCGATGGTGCCGTATTCGGCGCTGTACGACAACAAGACGGGCGAGGAGAAGGGAGCCGAAGGTCGCTCCATGCACGACAACACCGCGCTCGCGCGTGCGACGTCGGCCGCCCTGCCGGCGTTCGCGCAGCATTGCGAGGAGCTCGACATTTGCGCGATCTTCCTCAATCAGGTCCGCACCAATCTCAGCGTCACCTACGGCGACAAGCGCACGACGCCGGGCGGCGAGTCGCTCAAGTTCTACGCCTCTCAGCGCATCATGTTGAGCGCTGAGAAGATCAAGAAGGACAAGGAGACGCTCGGGTCGACAGTGACGGCCCAGATCGTCAAGAACAAGGTTGCCCGCCCGTTCCTCAGTGCGAGCTGGCGCTTCGAGTTCCAGCCCGACGGCACCGGCAAGTTCGCCTATTACCGTTCGGTGCTCGACTTCCTCGATCGTCAGAAGCTGCTGGAGAAGTCGGGCAACTACATCGTCTGGAAGGGCAGCAAGCACTTCGCCGGCCCGCTCGCCGAGAAGCTCGAGGCCGAGGGCGCCTGGCCGGAGCTGGTGGCGCTTCTGCCGAAGAAGTTCGAGCCGGAAGTCGTCGCGCCGGAAGGAGCCGAGTGATGAAGGCCGAGTTCATCGACAACGGGTTTAACCCTCCGCGGCCGGCGCCCGCGGAGGCTCCCGATCTCAAGCGCATCACCAAGCAGAAACTCTATCAAAGGCTCATGGCGGAGCGGAAGACGCTCGACTTGTGCAACGCCGATCTCAAGGTGGCGCTGGGAAAGCTGGCGGCGTTCGCGGACGTCGACACGGGTCTTTCGCTGGACGCGGAGCGTCTAGCGGCAACAAACGGCAGGATCGCCCTGTTGGAGGAAGGCAACGACCGGCTCACGGCGTTGCTGGCGGAAAAGAATCGTCGCATCGACGAGATTCTTGATGCGAACACCAACTATCTGGAGGAGGCGCGCACGGCGAGACGCAAGCTGCGCCGGCAGACCTTCGACGTCGCGGTCAATTCGCTGATTCAAAATCTGACGTTCCTGCTTCTGATATTCGGGCTTCTGTTCGAGGGCTGTCGCTTCTTGCACCTGATCCCATAGCGCGCCGCTCAGTCGGCGCTATAGAGGGGTAACGCCCCTCTCCGATCTCAGCAGCGTGGGGCGGTCATGAAGGGGCATCTTGAAGATCATCAGCATCTGGCAGCCGTGGGCGACGCTTCTCCTTCACGGCCTCAAGCTCTACGAGACACGAGGCTGGCCGGCGCCGTCCAGTTTGATTGGGCAGCGCATCGGGATCGCCTCGACGAAGCAACTCAAGCCCGAGCAGCTTGCTGCCGTCGCGACGCCGCGATTTCAGAGCGTCTATGCGACGACGGGTCTGCCACCCCTGACGGAATTGCCGCGCGGCTGTATTCTCGGCACGGCGCTGTTGCGTTCGTCCGAAATCATGACCGCGGAATCAATGGCGGCTGTGACGGCGACGGAGAGGTTGTTCGGCTACTGGACGCTCGATCGCTACGCGTGGCGGCTCGACGAACCCGTCCTCTTTGGCGAACCCATCCGGGCTCGAGGCGGTCAAGGCTTCTGGAACTTCGATCATGAAGCTCAAGGGCCAGCCGTTCAAGGTGGGGAAGCGGACGCTCGGTAAGCTCTACGAGGTCTCCGGCGGCCGCCAGGTCTATCTGGCTCACCGCAAGGTCGGCGACATCCAGCACGGCAGCGAGAAGTGCATCGCTGACGCGATCCGCAAGGGCGTCGCCTATTGGGGCGTCGAGGAGTCGGTCGTGCTGACCCTGCGCGCCCGCGGCGTCGCGTTCATCGGCGTGCTGGTCAAGGAGACCGGCGATCGCTTCCTTGCCCGCACGTCGGCGTTCTTCGAGTACGGGTCGGCCAAGATGATGACGGTCAGGGGCCGCGGCATGCAGCGCTGCGTGCCTCTCAGCGCGTTCACACGCCGGCCTGGGAAGATCGTGAAATCGCGTTGACCCTGAGCGAACCCGCTCGATCGACGCTATAAATAGATCAGTCAATTCTGACTAGCAGCGAGGCGACAATGACCAGGACAAAAAATAAGCACCGGAAGGCGAAGAACCTTGTGGAGCTCTCGATGGAGGGCGGCATTCGCTTCGCCCTAATCAATGGCAAGAAGCACTTCCGGCGCAACGACCTGTTTCGGAAAATCCTCAAGAACGAGTCGATGATGTTGGAGTCGATGTTGAGATCGGCCGGCTACTCCCTTCTGATCGAGAAAGGCGTCATCGATCCGGCAGACCAAATGACGGGCGGTAAGGGCGGCGCGATCTATTTGCCGGAGCGATACATCGTTCCGATCACCAACTTTCTCAGAGACGAGGCGACGGCCATCAAAGAGCGCGGCGGCGCCTACTTCGGCGCGGCGATGAAGAAGAAGGCAATCGCTGTGGCGCCGAGAGTCCTGAAGGTCGTGACTGCGCCTGTCGCTCCGACCGAAACGATCGCGCCTATAGCCTCGACCGAGACGATTGCGCCGCCCGCAGAGCAGGCACCCCGCACAGAGCAGGCGAAGCAATTCGTCGCGATGATGCAGGAGAACGTCGCGATGACGCGCGAACTCGTGGAGTCTAATCGGCAGATCACCGCGTTGCTCGAGCGGCAAGTCGAGGCGACCAAGCCCCGGCGCGGCCTCCTGGCACGCATCTTCCGTCTCGCAGCGTAAGGGGCGCCAAATGAGCGCCCTCCCCATCCTGATGCTGATGGACAGCATTCAGCGAAAGGCTGTCTACGTCGGTCGGCAGGTCTTCGGCCTGCCGGCCATGAGCGATCCGAAGGAGCGCCTGCTGCGCTTCTCTGAGGAAGCGGCCGAGTTGCAGCAAGCCTGCGGCCTGACGCTCGAAGAATACATCATGATCGGCCAGCACGTCTTCGAGCGGGCGAAGGGCGAAATCTTCCAAGAGATCGGCGGCGCCGGCTCGACCCTGTTCTCGCTCGCCGAAGTTCACGGTTTGGACACTCTCAAGATGGTCGACAAGGAGTGCGATCGCGTCTGGCAAAACCAGGATGCGATCCGCGCCAAGGCGGCCAAAAAGCCTGGACATATCTTTTCAACGAGGCCGATCAGTGAGTGAGCCCAAAGGCATTGTCGCCGATCTGCACTGCCATGCCTGGTCGCAGTTCTCCAAGGTCGGTCCCGACGGCGTCAATTCGCGCCTGACGATCATCCTCGACGAGCTGGAGCGGGCAGCGGCCGAGGTCAGGCGCCTCGGTGGCTTCCACCTGATCATCGCCGGCGATCTCTTTCACGTCCGCGGCAGCATCGATCCCGAGGTCTTCAACCCCGTTCATGAGCGCATCAAGCGCATTCTTCGGACGGGCGTCTCGATCATCGCGATCGCCGGCAACCACGATCTGAAGGGCAAGGAGACGACGGAGCTCGGCAACGCCATGCAGACGCTTGGCGCCCTGTCCGGCTTCGCAGTCGTCACCGAGCCGAAGGTCATAGGCGACGTTCTCTATGTGCCCTGGCAGTCGACGCCGGCGAAGCTTCTGGAGGCAATCGAGCGGTTCATTTACGACAACTCGCTCGATTCGGACGTTCTCGCCGCGCTCGACCTGGTGATCCACGCGCCGGTCAACGACGTGCTGGTAAGTCTGCCCGACCACGGCCTCGATCCCGACAAGCTCGCGGGGCTGGGCTTCCGGCGCGTGTTCTCCGGCCACTACCACAATTTCAAGCAGGTTCGGCCGAACGTCTATTCGATCGGCGCCACCACGCATCAGACGTGGGGCGACGTCGGCAGCAAGGCCGGCTTCCTGATCATCGACGACGAGAAGGTCAACTGGAACGCCTCGCGCGCCCCGAGCTTCGTCGACATCGACGAGACGACAGACGCGGAGGAAATTCCGCTGATCGTGGATGGCAATTATGTCCGCGTCCGCGGGCTGAAACTCACCAACGAGCAGATCAAGAAGATGGATCTGGAGCTCCGCGATTGTGGCGCGCTCGGCGTCTCCTTCCAGGTCGCGCGCGAGGTCGTCTCAGCCCGAACGGGCGCGCCGACCAAGATCACGAGCCTCGAAGAATCGATCACCAAGTACATCAACGACACGATCGGCAACGTCGAGGTTCTCGGCGCCTGCAAAGACATCCTTTCGGCAGTCACGTCGGTCGCTTCATAGCCACCCGACACCCGCGCAGTCACGCGCTACGCTTACGATTGAGCAACATGCAGCGAGGTTCCTCAATGTCGGATCGCGATCTCTATACCGTCACGATGATCCGCTCGGTCAAGGTCACAACACCTGCCGGCGAGAAGATGCAGGACATCATCGAGACACACTACGACGTCACCTGGAAGGGGATCGACGTCCTCCAGGCGAAACACGCCGGCGACGTCACGGTCGAGCAGCAGACCAAGCGCCTGGACCGCATGCCGAAGATCGAGACCGGCGAGCGTGAGCTTTCGACCGAGCCGACGCGCGGCGCGCCGATCGACCGCGAGAAGGTCGCCGGCGGCTATCGGCGCTCGGCGCAGTTCACGACCACCCCGACCGGCGAGCGCAAGCCGATCAAAGAATCATTCCCCGTCGCCGCCGGCTACGCCAGCGTCGTCAACGAAATCATGAAGGACAGCCGCGCGTGAAGATCGCTGCACTCGAAATCTGCAACTTCATGGCGATCGGCGAGGCATTCGTCGAGCTTGAAGATCGCGGCCTGGTTCTCGTCGAGGGCGAGAACCGGGACGACACGAGCGCCAATTCCAACGGCGCCGGCAAGTCCTCTATCGCCGACGCCCTGTGCTGGGCGCTGTTCGGGACGACCGCCCGCGGCGAGAGCGGCGACGCCGTCGTCAATCAGACGGCCGGCAAGGACTGCTCGGTCAGCGTTCTCGTCAAGGACGATGACGGCGCGAGCTATCACATTCAGCGCTTCCGCAAGCACAAGACAGGCAAGAACGCGGTCACGATCAGAGACTTGACCAACTCGCTCAAGATCGTCGATCTGACCAAAGGCACCGACAAGCTGACCCAAGAGGTCATCAACAAGGTGATCGGCTGCTCAGAAGAGGTCTTCCGGTCGTCGATCTACGCCGGTCAGAGCACCATGCCCGATCTGCCGGGCATGACCGACCGCAATCTCAAGGCGATCGTTGAGGAAGCGGCCGGCATCGTCATTCTCGAAGCCGCCTACGATGAAGCTCGAAAGCGCCACGCCAAGGTGAAAGAGGGCTCGGCCGCGGTCGACGAGGCCGTCCGGCGCACTCAGGACCGCATCGAGAACGGCGAGCGGCACCTGGTCGAACTAACGGCTTCGCGCTTTCAATGGGTCAAAGCGCAGGACGAGAAGATCGCTGTAACGAGAGCCTGGCGCGAAGGGCGCGTCGAGGCAATCGAGAAGCTGAAAAAGAAGATCGTTGCGGCGGACTTGTCGACCGTCGAGAGCAAGCTCACCGGCATCCAGAAAGCTATGGAGGCTATCAGCGACGAGCAGGCGAAGGAACGCAAGCTCGCGCTCGAATACGGCCGGTCCGACGCCAAGATCGTCGGCTACAAGACACAACTCAGGACGCTCAAAGAGCGACACGACAACGCGAAAGCCGAGGTCGGCGAGACGGACCATAAGATCGGCTGCCCCTGCGACGAATGCGGCCGCCCGCTGACCGCGGCCGAGATCGCGCCCGTCAAAGCCGCTCGCGAATCCCGCGTCGCGTCGCTCGCGCGCGACTTTCACTTGATCAGAGACGAAGCGGCAGCAGCGCTAGAAGCGCATAAGACGCTCGCTGAGAACTTGGAAACGTTTCGAGCGTCGATGACTGATGCGTCGTCGCTTGTTGCTGTCAGCAAGTCTCTAAACGATCAGCGCGCCGAGATTCTGACGATGACCGCCCAACTGGCAAGTCACATCAAGGAGCTCGCCACGATCGATCAACGGATCGAGGCGCTTATGAAGGAAGAGAACCCATTCTCGGGTCGGCTCCAGGCACTCAGCAAGGAGATCGACGCCGAGCGAACTGTTCTCGACGCCTCGCTCAAAACGCAGGCCGACGTCAAGAAACAGCTTGAGATTGCGGAGGCCGCGGTCAAGGTGTTCTCGCCGGGCGGCGTCCGCGGCCAGGTGCTCGACGAGGTCACGCCCTATCTGAACGATCAGACGGCCAAGTACCTCGGTACGCTCTCTGACGGCAACATCCGGGCCAACTGGACGACGCTGGTCAAGACGGCCAAGGGCGACCTTCGCGAGAAGTTCGCGATCGAGGTCGAGAACGCCAAGGGCGGCAAGTCCTTCGGGCTCCTGTCGGGCGGCGAGAAGCGCAAGGTTCAGATCGCGGCCGCGCTCGCCTTGCAGGACTTGGTCTCGAGCCGCGCCGACAAGCGGATCGAGCTGTTCATCGGCGACGAAATCGACAACGCGCTCGATGCCGCCGGCATCGAGCGCCTCATGGCCATTCTCGAGGAGAAGGCCAGGGAGCGCGGCAGCGTCTTCGTCATCAGTCACACGCCCCTGCGCGATTGGATCTCGCAAGTGATGACCGTCATCAAAGAGGGCGAGGTGTCCCGGATCGAGGAGGCGACCGTATGAGCCTGGCAACTATCACTTGGAGTCGCCCAAAAGCTCGCGATGGCGTCGGCTACGTCAACGAAGGCAGCGATCGGCCTCGGATGCGTCCGCGCACCGGCAAGCGCGGCACCGATCGGCAGCTCGCCAAGCTTCTCAACGAGGCGCTGGATAATCTCGCGCGATCCAATTGTTCGTTCTGGGCCTGTGAAGGTCCAAATCGTCAGCGAGACATGATGACGTGCGTAAAGTGCGCCGGCATGCGCCGCATCGGCACAGTTTTGGCGAGCCTGGAGGCGCGAAAATGAGGATCAAGGTCTGGTGCGACAACGGAATGGCCGGCGGCGAACGAAACGACGTCATCGAGGTCGATGACGATGCCACCGATGAGGACATCGAGATCGCCGTCCGCGAGTGGTTCTTCAATTTCCACGAGTACGGCTGGGAAAAGGTGAAAGACGACAAATGACCCGCTACGTCGTGACCTTCCTGCAAACGACCAAATACGGCATCGAGGTTCACGCCGACGATGACGACGCGGCGGAAAAGATCGCCCTTGCCAAATTCAGCGAGGCCGAGCGCGCCGGCGCGTTGCGTCGTCTCGATCGTCAGGTCTATGAGGCCAAAATTACCCACGTCATCAGCGAGAGACCCGACTCGCCAGGTGCAAACCGCGCTTGATCGCGCTATAACATCAGTCAGCATTGACTGTGCTCGCGGAAAGCGCCGATGGAAATTCCAGATTGGGGTGGCGGTGGAGGCGGAGGAGTGACGCTCCTGCCTCTCAAGGACCGGGAGATCCGCGGTGCAAAGATAACTCACGTTTGGATGGACGAAATGACCGACGAAAACAACATCGAAGACAAGGAAGGCTCAACGGCCAGCGACCTCGCGCGCGACGCCCTTCTGGCGTTGCTCAATGAGGCGCTGCGCGACGACGTGGTCTACACGCTCGACTCGATGACGACCCTACCGGTCAAGGAAGACAAGGGCTATCGGCAGCGAGCGGTCGACGCCGGCGAGTTCCTCTTCGACAACGTTCGCCCCGGCGCCCGCGACGGCCGCATCATCTTCTCCTTCCGGCCTGTCGACGCTCGGCCATTCAAGTGGATCGAGCTCTCCGAGAAGAACATCTGCGATCACTTCCCGGTGATCGAGGAGCGCATTCTCCACGTTCTGCACGAGGCCGAATCGATAATCACCTGGAAGACCGACCACCTCGGCGGCGAGGCGATGCGCGACGGCATCAATCAGTTTCTTCGCGCGCGAGCCCGCAGCATTACGAAGGTGCGCAAATCGCAGGCCGCGGCGCTTCAGGCGGAGAAAGAGAAGACCTACGACTCGAACCCCAATTGGGGCGCTTTCTGAGTTCTGGCGCCGGGGATTTCCACTCGGATTTTGCATCCTTGTCACTTTGAGAAACCATGACCAATCGCACGCTGACGATCGCCGCTATCGACCCATCTTTGAGCCATTTTGGAATGGCGAAGCTCGTCTTTGACGTCGACTCCGCCACCTTCGACGTCAAGGCGCTCCAACTAATCGACACCGAGAAGATGAAGAGCAAGACGGTGCGGCAAAACTCGGATGATCTCCGGCGATCGCGCGAGATCGTCAAGGCGTTCCATGCCTTCGTCGCAGATTGCTCGCTTGTGTTTGCGGAGATTCCGACCGGCGCCCAAAGCGCGCGGGCCGCGCTCGCCTTCGGGGTCGCGATCGGCATTCTGGCCGCCTGCCCCAAGCCGCTCATTCAGGTGCAGCCATTCGAGACCAAGCTCGCGACCGTCGGCACGAAGACCGCGTCGAAGGAAGAAATGATCGAATGGGCGACGACCAGGTTTCCCAATGCGCCATGGCTGCGCGCGCGATCAGGCAAAAAGCAGATCGTGAACGCCAATGAGCATTTGGCCGACGCGGTCGCGATCGCGCACGCCGGCATCGAGACCGATCAATTTTTGCAGCTTCGAGCCATGCTCGCGAAAACGTCGATCGCGGCCTAAAAGTCAAGACTGTTTCATCAGTCAGTTTTGATCTACCCTTAGCCTTCCTTCAACTCCCGAATTTTGGAGCTCCCCTGTTATGGGCGAATTGACGCCTGCGCGTAGCTATTTCCCTGGCCTCGGCACCGCGGTTGCTGACCGCACGATCAATCGAAAAATCAAGGATCAATACGGACAGACCACCGTCGAATCGTGGGCAGACGTCGCGGAACGCGTCGCGCTCGGCAATGCAATGCTCCAGCTCCCGTTTGGCGGCTCGGAGGCTTTCTACAACGAGCTGATCCCGCTCCAGCACCACCTGCGCCAGGCGTCGCTCCTGATGTCCGGTCGTCATCTCCAGCACGGCGACGAGACGCAGCCGACCCGCAATCTCGAGGTTTTCTCGAACTGCTCGACGTCGGCGACGACCTTCCTGCTGTTCTATCTCCTGCTCAATGGATCCGGCGTCGGCCGCGCTTATGACGACGAGCTGATCCTCGCCGACTTCAACAACATGCCGATCGTCGTGCCGGTCATCGACTGGAGCCACGCCGACGTCGTCAGCGGCGAGATTAAGGGCTTCCTGACGCCCAAGGACGCGCGGCACCTCTATCAGGGCCGCGACATCATCCATTTCGAGGTTCCCGACAGCCGTGAGGGCTGGGCGAAGGCCATCGAAGTCATCGAGGTCATGGCGTTCCGGAAGATGCGCGACGCCGTCCTGATCCTCGATTTCACGCGGGTTCGGCAGCGCAACGCGCCCATCAAGGGCATGCAGAACCGCCCGGCTTCCGGCCCCGGCCCGCTCATGAGCGCGGTCGCGGCGATCGCCAAGCTTCGCGACGCCGGCATGGCGCCGTGGCGCGCGGCGATGTACGCGGACCACTACTCGGCCGAATGCGTGCTGGTCGGCGGCGCCCGCCGCGCGGCGCGCATGTCCACCAAGTCGTGGCGCGATGAAACCATCTTCGACTTCATCGAATTGAAGCGCGGCGGGTTCCTCTGGAGCTCGAACAACTCGGTCACGATCGACCAGGACTTCCGCGACGGCGTCCGGCGCGTGCGCGAGACACTTAAGGTGCGCCTGGCGGGCCGGAAGTTCACCAAGACGGCGATCAACCGCCTGATCAAGGAAGGCTGCTTCTCGAAGCTTGATTGGCATGCCTACGAGGTTCTGATCGCGATCGCGGAGGCCGCTTATTACGACGGCACCGGCGAGCCCGGCCTGATCAACCAGGACAAGCTGCACCGCAACGACGAGGGAATGAGCGCCCACGACGGCTACGAAATTCCCGGCAACGAGAAGCTTCGGCTCTCGGAAGGCGGCGCGGATCTCATGACGGCGCTTTGGCGTCTGAACCCCGCCGTCCGCTACAACATGATCACCAATCCGTGCGGCGAGATCGCGCTCTTGCTGTTCGGCGGCTATTGCGTGATCGCCGATGTCGTCCCCTTCCACGCCCAGAACGACGATGACGCTGAAAGCGCCTTCCGCACCGCGGTTCGCGCGCTGATCCGCGTCAACACGATGACCTCGATCTACAAGTCCGAGGTCAAGCGCACGAACCGGATCGGCGTCGGCATCACCGGCCTGCACGAATGGATCTACAGCCGCTTCAAATTCACCTGGCAGGACATCATCGACGAGGAGAAATCCAAGCCGATGTGGCTGATGCTGTCGCGCTTCAAGCGCGCAGTGGTCGAAGAGGCTGCAATCTTCGCGAAGTCGATCGGCGTGGCCGTGCCCCACACCAACACGACGATGAAGCCGGCCGGCACCACGTCGAAGCTGTTCGGCCTCACCGAGGGCGCGCACCTTCCGACGATGCGCGAGTTCCTGCGCTGGGTGCAGTTCCGCAACGACGACCCGCTGGTCGCTGAATACGAGGCCAAGGGCTATCCGGTCCGGCGCCTGAAGACCTACGAGGGCACGACGATCGTCGGCTTCCCGACCCGCCCGGTCATCTGCGACCTGGACGGCGGCGAGTGGGTGACGACCGCGGCCGAGGCCACCCCGGAAGAGCAGTATCAGTTCCTGCGCTTGCTGGAGAAATATTGGCTGCGCGGCGTCGAAGAGGACGGCGTGACCCCTCTTGCCGACGATACGGGCAATCAAGTCAGCTATACTCTCAAGTATTCACCCGACTTGGTGGATTTTGAGAAGTTCCTCGACACGCTGATTGACGGCCAGTTCTCGATCAAGTGCTGCTCCGTCATGCCGCAAGGCGACGCTTCTGCTTACGAGTACCAGCCTGAGGAGGCGGTGACGAAAGCCGACTACGAAATGATCCGCGCCGCGATCAAGGAAACTGCGATCGAAGACGTCGGCATGGAGCATGTCGACTGCGGCGCCGGCGGCTGCCCGGTGGACTTCTCCGAAAAGGTCAGCGCTTGAGATCGCTGCTCGGCGTCCCGATCGATGCAAAGGCCGAGGCGCGCTTCTGGGCGAAAGTTCAGAAGCGCGGGCCTACCGAGTGCTGGCCTTGGACGGCTTCGAAGCACAAGCTCGGCTACGGCAATTTCAGGATTGGCGGTCGCAGTGGCGCGACGGCGGCGGCGCATCGAGTTTCCGCTTGTCTTTCTCACCCTGACTTCGACGAGAGTCTCGACTATCTCCACTCTTGCGACAATCCGCCGTGTTGCAATCCAGCGCATCTGATCGGCGGAACGCATCAAGACAATATGACCGATATGACCGTAAAGGAGCGCAACAGAACTGCACGGCCCGGCAATGGCTTCATAAAGATCGACGCCAACGGGCGGCTAGATATTGCCGCTATGTTCGCGGGAGGGCTGAACAAGTCCGCCATAGCCAGAGTGTTCGATATTTCACCTACCAGAGTGCGTCAAATACTCGCGGAGATTGCGGCGTGACCCTAATCGCGGAAGCCACGCCTCGAAAGAGCGGTTTGGGCTCGATGATGGCGGGTGGAAACCCGAAGCGCGATAGACAGACGGATGACTGGTATCCTAGTCCCCCAGAGGTCACGCAGGCGATCCTCGAAGTCGAGCAATTCGATGGCACCATCTGGGAGCCGTGCTGCGGCGACGGCGCGATCGGCAAGCTGATCGAGGCCGCCGGCTACACGGTCGTCGCCTCGGACATCAACCCGCGCGGCTACGGGGTGAAGCGCGACCTGTTCTCGGTGCAGCGCCAGGTCTCCTACAACACCGTCTCGAACCCGCCCTTTCAGCTCGGCGATGGCCGCTCGGTCGCCGACGTGATCCGACACCTAATGACCCTCAACCAGCGCAAGATCGCGCTGGTGCTGAAATCGACCTATTGGCATGCCGCCAGCAGGCTGCCGATCTTCGACGAGTATCGGCCGGCGTGGATCTATCCGCTGACCTGGCGCCCGGACTTCCTCGGCCTCGGCCGCCCCACGATGGAGGTCATGTGGTGCGTCTGGTATCGGGGCTACAACGAGTACCCCCGTTACAGGCCCCTCGAGAAGCCGAGTGTGACCCGCTCATAAGTCGCTATAACTACGCGTGACAGTCAGAAATGACTTAGCAGCGAAGGAGCAGCGAAATGAGCAAACGAGCGACGGTCGCCGAGAGCCTGACCGGGATGGCGAACCTGCGTCTCAATCGAGACGACAAGGACGAAATTCTCAGCAAGGCGATGATTCACGGGTTCAAGGCCCGCAAGGAAGCGCTCGACGCCGAGGAGGACGCCCTCGCGGTTCGCTGTCACTCGCTGATCTACTCCAAGAAGGTCCGCGACTTCATCGACACCGTCCCGGCCGGCTGGGTGAAGGAGATTCACCCGAAGAACGGCAAACATCGCGACGCCTACGAGAACAGTCTGATCGTGCAAATTGGCCACGAGGTCGTCTATCTCAACCTTCACACCAGCACGCTGCGCGTCAAGCAAGGTCGCGGCACGGTTCTCGGCGTGATCGAGGATCAGAAGATCATCGATCGCTATCGCGCCCTGGTCGCCGAGCGAGAGAAGCTCGAAGAGGAAAGAGGCCGAGCGCACAACAGCCTCTCTGCCCTGCTCGAACGCGTTCGGACGCTCAGGCAACTCGCCGAAGCGTGGCCCGAGGGCAAGGACTTCTATTCGCACCTCAAGCCGCGCGCGTCGGGCGTGCCGATGATCACGATCTCGGCGCTCAACGCCGCGCTCGGCCTGTCGGCCGAAGGCGGTGGTGGCAGCAAGAACGGCGCCGTCGAAGCGCTGGCCGCCTGACATGGCGAAGCCGCTGTCCCAGCGGGCGATCAAGGCCCTCAAAGCCTCGATCGCCCATCACGAGGCCAATCTGAAGGCTGAGACGCCGGAAGACGTGGAGCTCGGTCCGCAACACTGCGCGCTGTGCCGCGAGTATCTCCGCAAGGACTGCAAGCCGTGTCCAGTCGGGAAAGCGACCGGAGACAAATACTGCAATAATTCGCCGTATATCGATCTTTCCGCCGCGCGCTGGCATTGGCACTGGCATAAGACCGATCCGCAAGCGAAATCGGCCTTTCGGCGCGCCGAGCGCAAAGAGATCAAGTTCCTCAAGTCTCTGCGCGACACGGAGGCGGCATAATGGCCAAGTCGAAGCCGATCACCGTTGCCGAGTGGATCGCGTATCTCAACACGCCCTGGCCTGAAGGCTGGTGGGTTGAAGAAACGGAGATCTATGTCGGCGACGAGCGGATTCCCGACGACGTCGACATGGACGCAACTTACATCGGAAAGTTCGCAGGGGCCGACCACGTCAAGATCGCCGGCGGCTACATCGTTCGCGGCGTCGACGATAGGGAATATCTGTCGCTCAAGAATAATTTCGACGCCTGGCGCCGAACCGTAAGCACCGAGACGATCGTCCTCACCGTGCCGAAGGAAAAGGTCGAGGAAATTCGCGCGTTTTTGCGCGCCGCGAAGCTCTTGAGCGACTGACCCGCTCATTTCGCGCTATATCTTGATCAATCAACACTGACTGACGGGTGATGAATGGACAATTCTGAATTTGATCCGCGGCTGCTTCACACCGGCGGCCCGGTCGATCCCGAAGCTATCCGCATGCGGCTCGGCATGCCCGCCGGCGCGCAGTTGCGGCCGGTGATGATGCCGCCACCCCCTGCCCTGCGCATCAAGAAGCTGCACCCCGAAGCGAAGCTGCCGACCTACGGCACGCAGTTCGCCGCCGGCGCCGATCTCTACGCCTTCTTCGAGTGGGCGGTCAGCCGAATCTCGCCCGGCGAGTCGATGCTGATCGGGACCGGCCTCGCCGTCGAAATCCCCGTCGGGCTCGAGATCCAAATCCGGCCGCGCTCTGGCCTGGCGCTCAAGCATGGCGTCACCGTTCTCAACACGCCCGGCACGATCGACGCCGACTACCGCGGTGAAATCGGCGTCATCCTGATCAACCATGGGAAAGAGGACTTCTTCGTCTATCGCGGCGATCGTATCGCCCAGATGGTCATCGCCCCTGCCCTGCGTCTGCCGATGCAGGAAGTCGGCGAGCTTCGCCCGACTGACCGCGGCGCCGGCGGCTTCGGCTCGACAGGGGTTAGCTCGTGAGCTTCGGCATCAGCGGCGCCCACGGCACCGGGAAGACCACGCTTGCGCGTGCCATCGCCGCGGCTTCGAACCTGGTCTTCTTCGAGACCAAGACGACCGAACTTCTGGCGGAGATCGGCATCAGCGGCGTCAACAATCTCGACATCGAGACGCGTTTTCGCGCGCAGAATCACCTGCTCATGCGGTTCTGGGAGATCAGCCAGAAGCACCCGCGGCCCTTCATCAGCGACCGCACGCCGCTCGACTACGTCGGCTACATGCTCGCCGAAGTCTCGATGCACAACACGTCGGCGGAGCTCGGCGCGCGGATCGACGACTACGTTGAGCGCGCTCTGCGCGTCACCAGCAACACCTATCTCGCGGTCATCGTTCTTGATCGCTTGCCGGCCTACGACGCGGATCCGAAGCGGCCGGCGGCGAACCTGGCCTTTCAGCGCCATCATCAGCTTCTCGTCGAGGCTGCGGCCTACCGCCTGCCCTCGTCGACCAACTTCTATCGGATGACCACGACCGATCCCGAGCATCGGATCGACGGCGCCCTGCAGGCGATCAAGACGACCTCTGACGACATCAATCGTCAGCGCGCCGAAGCCCGGCTCATGTGAGCCCTCAACCAGGCAGAGAGACATGACCATCCAATTCAGAGAATCCAGCTTACCCGGCCATGAGGGTCGTCTTGGCCTTCACATGCACGTCTTCACGGGCAAATTCGTCTTCCCGTGCGATCTGCGCGAAGGCGAAGTCGACATTCGGGACATCGCCCATCACCTGTCGATGCAGTGCCGGTTCGCCGGCGCCACCATCGACTTCGTGTCGGTCGCCGAGCACTCGTGGATCGCCAGCTATTTCGAGCCCGAGGTCGACCCGCTCGAAAAACTCATGCACGACGCCGCCGAAACCTACATTCAGGACTGGATCCGGCCGATCAAGTATCTGCCGGAGCTCGCGCCGATCTATCGCGCCCTGGAAGAGCCGATCGAGAAGGTGATCGCCAAGAAATTCGGCCTCAAATATCCGTTCCCGCCCTCGGTCAAGCGCGCCGACGAGACCGTCGTCACGATGGAAGTGCGCGACAATATCGCCAACCCCGACAAGGGCACGTTGCACGAGGAAATGGCGATCCCGCCCCACATCAAGCTCAAGCGCTGGTCGCCGAAGAAAGCGGAGGCGATGTTCCTCAAGCGTTTCAAGGAGTTGACGATCAAGAGGGCGCTTACCTCTTACGGTCTGGCAGCGTAAGTCAATCCTGACTGACGCAACAAAGGAGAAGGCAGTGAGCATTTTCAAGTTCGATCTCGGCGATCAGGTCAAGGACCAGGTGTCGGGCTACATCGGCGTCATTACCGGCCGGACGCAATGGCTGAACGGCTGCGTTCGCTACATCCTCGAAGCGCAGAAGCTCGAAGGCGGAAAACCCGTCGACCCGCTCAACGTGGACGAGCAGCAGCTTGTCCTGATGAAGGCGCTCAAGGTCAACGTCGGCCAGGTGACGAACGCGGTACGCGCCGCGTTGTCGGAGCCCAAGTCTCTGCCGAAGCCGCCAGGCGGCCCGCGGCCGGCGCCGTCGCGCTCGCGCGTCACCCCTACCCGCTCGCGCTCGATCAGGCGCTGAAAGGAGAAAACGTGAGCGTCGCGATCAAGACTCGCTTTGACGATTACGACCGGCTGAATCCCGGCGTGTGGGAGTTGTTCAAGGAATATGCGGATCTTGCATGGAAGGCCGGTCTGCGGCGCGCGGCGGCGAAGATGATCATCGAGCGCATTCGATGGGAACAACACGTCGTCGTCGCCGGCAGCGAGCCATACAAGATCAACAATTCCTTCACCGCCTATTACGCCAGGAAATTTCAGGCGGAGTTCCCGGCGCGCGCTGATCTGTTTGAAACCCGAGCGCTGCGCTGATCGCACGCTCATTCAAAGGAGAACGAAATTGAACGGCTTTCTCGGAACGATGGGATCGCTTCTAGTGGTGATCCTGCTCGGCGGCAGTCTGTATGGCTGTCCGCAATACAACGTCTACTCCTCGCGCATGGCCGGCGAGGCGGAACTGGCGCAGGCGTCATACAGCAAGCAGGTGGCCGTCCAGTCGGCGCAAGCGAAGCTGGACGCGGCCAAGCTCGAAGCTGAAACGGACGTGACGCGCGCCGGCGGCGTCGCGCAAGCCAACAAGATCCTCGCAGACGGACTTGGCGGCCCCGAGGGCTATCTGCGGTGGAAGTTCATCCAGATGCTCGAGGACACGGCCAGCTCGCCCTCGAAGACCGTGATCTACATTCCCACCGAGGCGGGTCTGCCGGTTCTCGAAGCGGGTCGCCCCGTTAAGTGATCCGAAGATAAGTCAGCATTGCCTGTTGTTACCCGCGCTGCAATCGCTATAAACGATTGCAGCGCGAAACATTTCAGGAGCAGCGACATTGAGCACCGCAGATCGCGAGTGGCCGACGCATAGCGAGGAACTGAGCCGCAAGGTGATCGGCACCCTCGCCGACAGCATCCACGCCTGCCACGTCGACCACAAATACGACGAGCGCGTCCTGCGGTTCATCGCTTCGGCGCTCTACGACACCGTCTCCGGGCTAGTTCCCTGGGAGTGCGCCGACATCATCGCTCGAGCCATCAAGGAGCTTCCCGGTCAATGAAATACCACACCGTCATCGCGATCGCTCTGTTCGCGCTCGGCGGCGGCGTGTTGATCGGCGCCGCAGCTCAAACCTACGACGATCGAAATCTCACACTGGAGCGCGATCTTGCGCGCGGCCAACTTCAATCAGAAACGACTGTCCGCAAGATGTTCGCGGATATGACGGTCGCCTGCTTCGGCCAGCTCAAGGAGGCGCACAAATGACCGACGAACCGACGAAGGTCTTCCTGGTCTGCGGCGAACCTCCAGGCTGTAGCGGCTATCCGAAGTTCGTCTGTCGAACGAAGGAGACGGCCAACAAGCGCGCGGCGGAAATGCTGGAGCGAATTAGTCGCGACTGGCTTCGGGAGAACGCCGAGCAAATCCGGCTCGATTTCGAGTTCTCCGAGGATGAAAACGCCCAGCTTTTCACCCTGCCCGAGATCACGCCCGAGAATTGGAACGAGGTCTGCGACAAGATGGTCGAATGGGAGTGCGATCATCACGATCCGCTGGGAGACGATCCCGAGGAATGGGACGTCTCAGTTACCGAACACGAATTGGAGGATTGATGAAGATCGCCGGCCTCGACACCGAAACGACCGGGCTCCTCAATCCCGAGCATCGGATCATCGAAATCTACATCGGCATGTGGGACTTCGAGACCCGCGCCCGCGAGCGCGTTCTCAAGACTCGCATCGATCCCGAGCGCACGATCGCCGCCGACGCCCAGCGCGTTCACGGCATCAGTTCGGCGGACCTGGTCGGCATGCCCAAGTTCAAGGCCGTGGCGCCGCACATCGTCGCCTTCCTCGGCGACTGCGATCTGATCGTCGCTCACAACGGCGACGAGTTCGACCTCCCCTTCATCAACATGGAGCTCGAGCGCACCGGCTATTCGAAGATCACCACGCCTTCGATGGACACGATGCTGCTCGGCCGGCACGCCACGCCGAACGGCAAGGTCCCCAATCTCGGTGAACTCTGCTTCGCCTACGACGTCCACTACGACCCGGCGCGCGCTCACGCGGCGAGCTACGACGTCGAGCGAATGATGGACTGCTTCTTCAAGGGCGTCGATTGGGGCTGGTTCAAACTCAAAGGTGCGGCGTGAAATTGGACGCCTACCCTCAATATCGCGTCGAGAAGAACCCGAGCTGGTTCAAATCCGCATGGGCCGGTGTGAAAATCGGCATCCTGTGGGGTCCGAGCCGGCTGCTCCACGCTTTGACTGCCCCTACCCTCGCCTTCTTGAGCTCGTCGGGACTGATCGTTCTCAGCGTCCTCATGTGGGTGTTGGGAACGCTCTGCCTGATCGCTCTTGGTTTCCTCGGCCACGTCGTCGAGGAAACCCCTGCCCTTGATCAACAATCAGGAGTGACTGATGTTTAGGCCGATCGACTTCCACGGTTCAACCCACGTCTTCGGCGCGCCGAAGAATTGGGACGAGACGGTTCACGGCAAATGTATCGGCCTGCCCTTGTTGAAGATGGAGGGCGAGTCGGGCCTGACCACGTATACGTCCTTCTGGGCGCCGACCTTCTGGGAACGGATCAAATTGTTCTTTGGCGCGAAGGTCGCGCTGTCGATCGCCGGCATGCAACCCGCGGTCGCTCTCAGCGCAGAGCGTATTAAAGAGCGCGTTTGACAGCCAGACGACGTTTCGCTGTACCCGCGCTGTTGCCTCTCGCTTCCAACCGACATCCAACAGGTCTGTGACTATTCTTTGAAAATCGAGCAGCGACGACGCAACTCGAAACGCAAGAGGAGAAACAACGCATGAGCAATCCTGAACTACACTCGGGCGCTGTCGGCGCCCAACTCGAAACGATCGAGCAGACCCTCGGTGAGCTGGAACTCGACGAACTCGCCACCGCCCCGGAGACGATCGAGGAGCTCCACGAGCTCGATCCGGAGCAAGAGCGGGCTGTCGAGGCGGCGATCGCGCGCTCCGAAGTCTACGCGGAGAGCGAGGCGTCGGCGACCACCATCGGCGAAGAGCCGGCTGCGGCCGAGACCCCTACCCCGAAGGCTCGCGGCAAGAAAGCCAGCGCCGGCGGCGGCAAGCGCGTTCCGCGCGACTTGAACACGCTCGCGCCGGAAGCGTTCGTTCTGACCGTGACGCCGCCGGCGGACCTCGACGCGAACAAGTCGGAAGTCCTCGCCCTTCGCCCCAAGCAGGTGAAGATCGCCGAGAAGTTCGACAACATCCTGACCTCGCTTTCGGTCGGGAAGCCGCCGAGCGTCTACATCATGACGTGCTTCAAAACCCTCGAGGCGATGAAGACCGTCAAGTCGGCGGACCTCGTCGCTGCGATCCAGGCCAGCACGACGAAGGGCGGCAGCGCCAAGGCCATCGGGACCGCTCGTTCGCAGACCGGCCAGATCATGAACCTGTTCGCTGCGCTCGGCATCGCCACCCGAAACGGCAACATGCTGACCCTCAACGACGAGTCGGCCCTCGCCGCGAAATTGGCGCTTCTCTAAGCGCCGACTTCGCGAAGACGCATATTCGCGGCGGGGCGACTTCGTCCTGCCGCGAAATGGCGACTATCCGAAATCGCGAAATAGCGAAGGAGCGAAATAGCTATGTCCGAGAGTAGCGAATGGACGAAGGCGCGAGTCTACCGGGAGGTTATCCAGCCGCGTGATCGCCTCAACGTCAGCTACGCCCTGCGCCTGCTCCACGCCGCCGACTGTCTTGTCGCCGGCAACCGCCAGCACGACTCCGCTCACGATTTCAAGATGTTACGCGATATGGCGATCAAGCTCAAGATCAGCCCGACCTCCCTCCTTTCGCAGAAACAGACCGATCTCGCCTGCGAGCTGATTATGAGACGGCACCTCAACGAAAGCCTGGCCGTGATCTTCCGGGCAATGGTGAATCACGGCGACGAGATACTCCTCGACGATGCGGACCCCAAGTGGCTCCCTGCCCTGCGTGTCGAGCCGAGTTTCCGCGAGCAGGAACGATTGGCGACGGAACGACAAGCGGTCGAGGAAGCAAAACGGGCGCCGGAGCCGAAATCTGCCGCCGCCGAAACGCCCTCGCCCTCCGCATCCTTGTCACCCGTTTGGGGTCTGTTCTGATGCGAAGCGACGAAGTCGCGAAGTCGCGAAGCACACCTGGGGATCGCATTAGCACGTCGCTGAGACGTCGGGAAGCGCTCTACGCTGTCGAGAGTGCGTTGCTAGATGACGCGCGTCAGCGCTTCGCTAATTCGCGATATAGCGACGTCGCAACTTCGTCACTCTCGGACGTCGCGACGCACGCACTTCGCTGCGCGGCGATGTTCCAAAGTTGCAACGTCGCCCTTTCGGGACTCGCCGAAGTCGCCGAGCAGCTACGTCGCGACTCTCGGACTTCGTGACGTCGCCCCTTCCCGACTTCTGGACTTCGCGACGTCGCTACGTTGCGACTTTGCCGCGTTGCGACTTCCGGACGTCGCCGCTTCGTCGCGTTGCAACTTCGGACCTTCGCAACGTCGCAACGTCGTCGCTTCGCGAAGCCGCTACTTCGCCACGTCGGGAAGTCGTCTTTTCCAGATGCGTCGATCGATAGGCGCGCTATAGTTCAATCGTCAGTCTATTTCACACAGAAAGGGTTGTAAAACATGGAAGCGCTCTTGAAGCTGGAGAACCTGCCGTCGCGGCCGATCGAGGACGGCGACGCCGGCGTCGTTCTCAAGAGGGAAGGGGGCTTTTACGTGTTTTCGACGGGCAACGTCGACCCAGACAATCTGACGCCGCGCCAGATCGAGCAGGCGGAGATCATCCAGGCGCTGGCGGTCGCCCTGCAAATCCCGGCGGTCATGCACGTCCTCAAGACGATGGCCAACGACCCGAAGATCACCGGCGACCAGGTGCTCGACACAAGCGCGCCCAAACATTGAGCGTTGCATCCCGCGACGCAATCGCTATAAACGCGTCAGACAATCAACGCTGACTTACGAGGGCAGGGTGTCCGAAATATCGCTCGAACAGGAGATCTTCAGACTGCAAAAGGTTGCGACGAACCTAATCGCTCTCAACCTCTGCTCGTCCGACCTTCAACTCAAGGTGTTAGATCTCAAACGGGCGGCGATGTTCGCCCTTAGCGGGCTGAAAGCCGCCCGCGGCCAGCACTGGCGCCCTTGGGAAGAGGTCCGCGCGATGGCGGTCAAAGCCAATCGCGAAAAGACCGACAAGCGCCATGCGGAGATTATGGCCGAAATCACCGCACTTGTTGCGGAGAATGGCGAGCCGCTCAGCTACGCGGCGATCGCCAAGAAGCTCAACGAGCGGGGCAGGGTGAAGCCCGTCCGCTCGCTGGAATGGTCGGACACTTCCGTCCGATTCATCATGCGCCGCGCCGCCAAAGCTGCGTCTGCGGCCGACAGTCAACATTGATTGAGGAGTCTGGAATCGTGTCCAATACCGAAGAAAAGCCCACCAAGACGGTCCTCACCGAGGAGCGGAGCGACCTGGTCGCGATCTCCGACGAGCCGATCGTCGTCGACAAGGACGCCCGCATCCTGGCGCTCGAGGAGGAGGTCGAGGAGCTCAACGACGAGCTGGCTAAGCTCACCCGTGCCTCTGACCAGGAGATCATGGATCACGGCGAGACCGCGCGGAGCCGTGACGCCATCGAGCGCCACCTCGTCCACATGTTCAATCTGTGGTCCGAGGAGCTCAATCTCGGGATCGACGAACTGAACGGCGCCGACGAGGCCGAACTCAAGGCCGCGATCCTCACGGCGCAAGAGCGCATCGCCGCCGGCGAAGCACGCGAGGCGGCCAAGGCCGCGGCCGCAACCACTGCCTGAAATCGCGAATAGGCGACGTCGCCACTTAGCTACTTCGCGAAGCTCGGACGTCCGAGCTTCGCTACTTCGGACGGGAAACAGATGCGCAAAGCCTTCATGTGCGGCATCGCCGCCGCCTTCATATCGATGACGCCGGCGCTCGCCGACGAATGCAAGCTCACGACGGCTCAAGCCGAAGCCGCCGCGGCCGCTCTGATCGAGAAACACCCCAACTATCGGGCGTGGATCATCAAGAACGACGACGCCAAAAAGCTGACCGCCTACATCAACGCCCAGCCGCCCAAGAGCGAGGAGAACTTTGACGAGTTCATCTTCGCCGAGAACCCGGATGCGGGCACGGTCGTCGTCCTCTACGCCCTCGATGGCTGCGTGAAGAACACGATCCCGGCGTCGGCGGAAAGCGTTCACAACGACCTCAAGCGGGCGCTCGGGAACGATCCGAGCGGCGCCCCAGCCTGATCAATCGCTGTCCGAAGGATCGAGCGTTCTTCGGACAGCCCAACTCAGAGGCAGCGACGATGACCACAATATCAGCCACGAGCGTTCTTGCGTCTCGACACGCCGTAACCGGCGATCGCATCGACACCTTTCTGCTGCGCTATCCGCGCTGCATCCACAGCGAGTTCATGACCCACCGGGTCTTTAGCCGCAACGCCTCGTCGTCGCGCGCCATCCCCGTCGAGAAGCTGATCAAGGACGTCCTCGACGATCCCTTCGTACCTCTGTTCTGGGGCAAGAATCAGAAGGGAATGCAGGCCGGCGAGGAGTGCAGTGAGGACGTCGAGTTTGACTACGAGGAGGGCGACGGCCACCACACATATGATCGGCGCGCTGCCTGGTTGAAGGCACGCGACCATGCCGTCGTGATGGCTAAGGCTTTCGCTGCGGCCGGCTATCACAAGCAAATCGTAAATCGGCTCCTCGAGCCCTTTGCTCATATTACTGTGGTCGTCACCGGGACGCAGTGGTCGAACTTCAACGCCTTGCGCAATCACCCCGACGCCGAGCCGCACATCCGTCGCTTAGCCCAGAAAATCTGCGCGGCTTACAACGACGCCTACGTGCAGACGCTCCAGCCGGGGCAGTGGCATATGCCATTCGTTCATACGAGCTGGCGCCAGATCGAGGGTAAAGCGCCGGAGTTCGACGGCTACCGCGCGATCGATGACGAAAACTACAGCATCTGGCGGATCACCGAGGAGGAGGCGCTCAAGCTCTCCGTCGCGTGCTGCGCCTCGACCTCCTACAAGACGGTCGAGGGCTTCAACATGACGCCCGAACGCGCCGTCGCCCTCCACGACAAGCTCGTGGCCTCGAAGCCGCTGCACGCCTCGCCGTGCGAGCACCAGGCGAAGGCGGACGGGGTCTCGTGGGAGAACGATCCGGCGCCGCTACGCTCCAGGTCGTTGCAGGCGCAAAATCCACACCTCGGCGGGAATCTTGGGGCAGGGTGGATTCAGTACAGAAAGACCCTGGCCGGCGAGTGTCTGTAGCCGCGCCCAATCGCACCATTCAGTTCTGACTTATCATCAAGGGAGATCATCTTGAGCGACATCGAACGCAAGTTGGCGTCTGTCCGGCTTATCGCCGGTCTTCGCCCGATCCCTGGCGCCGACATGATCGAATGCGCCACCGTCGACGGCTGGGAACTGGTTGTGAAGAAAGGCGAATTTGAAGTCGGGCAGAAATGCGTCTACTTCGAAATCGACTCCTTTCTGCCGGTTCGTGAGGAATACGAGTTCCTCCGCAAGTCCAGCTTCAAGTCGACGAAGCATCTGGGCGACGGCTTTCGCCTTCGGACGATCAAGCTGCGCGGGCAGATTTCGCAAGGGCTGGCGCTGCCCTATGCCGGTAGCGAGCCGGTCGGCGCCAATATCACCGAGGCGCTCGGCGTCAAGAAATGGGAGTTGCCGGATAACCACGGCGGCCTGATCGTTCGCAGCGGCAGCAAGGCGCGCGCGACGTTCCCGCGGTTCCTCCGACGCACCGATCAAGAACGCATCCAGAACTGCTTCGGCCAGATCCAAAGCCTGCCGGCCGACACCCTCTTCGAAGTCACCTTGAAGCTCGACGGCTCGTCGATGACCGTCTGGCATAAAGACGGCGAGAGCGGCGTCTGTTCGCGCAACCTCAACATCTTGGAGCGTGACCGCGAGCCTTGGCTCGAGCGAATCCGCAGCGCCGGCGAGTTTCTCGGCCTCAAGCCTGGATTGCTCGATCGCTTCGAGGACGGTCTCGACTGGCTCAAGTGCAAGATTTTCGGCGGAAGGCCGGGGCTCGCCAAACAGCAAAGCGTCTTCTGGGACGTCGCGCGCGGGGCAGGGCTGATCGAAATCCTCGAGCGTGTCGGCGCCAATATCGCGCTGCAAGGCGAGATCATGGGTCCTGGCATTCAGGGCAACCGCGAGAATCTGCCCAATCACCAGTTCTTTCTGTTCGATATTTGGGACATCGATCACCAACGCTATTTCTCGCCGCGCGAGCGCGCCGACTATCTCAGCGCCATCGACCCGGACGGCGTCATCCAGCACGCGCCGATCCTCGGGTATCTGTCCCGTTCGTACTTTGGCTCCGTCGGCGACATTCTCCGGTTCGCCAATCTCAAATCGCTCAATCACCCGATAGCCGAGGGCGTCGTCTTCAAGGCCGAAAACGGGCAGACGAGCTTCAAGGCGATCAACAATTCCTATCTGTTGAAGGAGGCCGCATAAATGAACCTCACCGGCCAGTTGATCAAGGAGCTCGGCTACAAGCCGGCCGCCTGGTGGAAGAGCGCCATCGGGGAAGGGCAGGGGAGGGACTTCGCCGACGAGGCGGCCGTTCGCGCCTTCCTCGACGAGTACGACGTCAAGCCGCTACCAATGCGGGAATCCACCGACGCGCCGCCTTTCAACATCAACCTCGAGCCCGAGACAGCCGAGGAGAAGGCCAATCTGGAATCAGTCAGCCGGCATATGTACGAAATCATGCGCCTGCCGACGGTCGTCGCCGGCGCCATCATGCCCGACGCCTGCCCGGCTGGCGGTCAGCTCGGCACGATCCCGGTCGGCGGCGTGATCGCGGCGAAGGAATCGATCTTCCCGAGCATGCACTCGGCCGACATTTGCTGCTCGATGGCGGCTTCCATCTTCCCGAAGGAGAGCGACCCAATCGCGATTCTCGACGCCGGCATGAAGCTCAGCCATTTCGGCGCCGGCGGGCGACCGCACAGCGTCGACATGCAGCCCAGCGCGGACTTGCTGCAAGCCTTCGCCGACAATCGCTTCCTCTCGATGACGACCGACGCCGCGATCAAGCATTTCGGCACGCAGGGCGACGGCAATCATTTCTTCTACGTCGGCCGGCTGCGCTCGGACGATCGCATCGTCTTGGTCACGCATCACGGCTCGAGGAAGCCTGGCGCGCTGCTCTACAAGGCCGGCATGGACGTCGCTCAGCGCCTCTGCAAAAAGATCGCGCCCGACGTCCCCACGCACCTGGCCTGGATCCCCAGCGAGACTGAGGAGGGCGAGACCTATTGGCTCGCGCTTCAGCTAATCCGCCAGTGGACTAAGAAAAACCACTTTGCGATCCACGACGCCGTCGCCAAATACCTGAATCTAAAGGTCAAATATCGCTTCTGGAACGAGCACAATTTCGTCTTCCGGCGCGACGACGGGCTCTTCTATCACGGCAAGGGCGCCACGCCGGCCTGGAGGTGGTTCGCGCCCGACAGTTCCGGCCTCACCCTGATCCCGATGAACATGGCCGAGCCGATCTTGATCACGCGCGGTCTCGACAACCCGAAGGGACTCGGCTTCGCGCCGCACGGGGCAGGGCGGAATCTCAGTCGCTCGGGCTTCGTCAGGCAGAACGCTGGTCGCACGGTGACGGATATGATCGCGGAACAAGCGCCCGGCATCGACGTCCGCTACTTCAACGGCTTTCCGGACATCAGCGAGCTTCCCGGCGCCTACAAGAACGCGGCGACGGTGACGCGCCAGATCGAAGATTTCGGTCTGGCGGAGATCGTCGACCGCATCGACCCGATCGGCAACATCATGGCGGGCGACGCGCCCTGGCGGAAATCATGACTTTTGCTCAAGGAGTTAGCGTGTTCTATCGCTTCCTTGCGATCGTCCTGGTCGCCATCGTGATTTGCACGCTCGCCGAGATCAACGCGAGCTTGCGCAGCATCGACGCCAAGTTGCCGGTGCCGACCACGCCGAACGCCAGCTATTTCCCGAACTCCGACCTGCACCAGTTCAACTAGCTTGTCGCCAGACGACAGTCAGCATTGACTGTGCTAGATTAGATCACAGTTAACGCGAGCAATTCGAGGTCTCAATGGAGATTACGCAGCAGCAGTTTGCCGCCCAATACGTGCGGTCGAACAAGATCCTTTACGATCTCCTGGCGCTGATGGCGCACGGCGCGGTCATTATCTCCTTCGACTGGAAGAGCGGCGCGAACGTCATCATCGAGGAGATCCTCGAAAAAGGCGTCTTGAAGCCCTGGCGAAAGAACTTTCGCGAGCCCGCCGGCGTCAGACCCCTGTTGGTCGCAGGCTTCATCGACCGCTTCGGCGTGGTGCAGCCGGCGGGCCGCGACTTCCTGCGCAGCGGAGGGCGCCCCGCGTGATCATCGAAAAGCCCCTGGAAATGGCCTGCCGCGTCTTCCTCCAGATGATGATGCGCGAGTCGGTCGCCCGTCATCCGGAGCGCCAGATTCACACGGTTCCCGAATGGGACCGAATGGCGATGGCCGACCGCCTGACCATCGCCAGATCGATCGCGGCCGCGGTCAACGCCGCCAACAAGCTCCAACGTGAAGCCGCGACTTCCCAAGCGACAACCTAAGAGCAGCGCGCGATCATGACGCTATAGAGCAGCACACAGGAGCAGCGACAATGAAATCCCGAAACCCGATCGCGCGCGATCTTGCGTCGCGCAAGTACCGTCAGCGCATCGTCCGTCCGAAGAAGGGCAGGGGCTCTTACAAGCGCCCTTTCGACCTGAAGGCGGAGGGCTGAGTATGGCTGAAAAGTGGAGTGACGCGGACAGCGCCGCGGCCACCGCCGAGGGCTGGAACATCTTCGACAGCGACGAGCGCGGTCTGGAGATCGAACGCATCGACTGCCCGGATGACCGCGACGAACCCGCGTTCGACTGCGACGACGCCGCCGTTGCTCATTGCGTGCGGCGCGCGGCAGAGGGCTCCGAAATGCACAAACGCGCGCTCACCATTTACGCGGAAAGTTTGAAGGGAGACTAAACATGGCCGCATACGAGTCTCCCACCGGGCGCAAGATCATCGACGTGATCGAGGTCGTCCGAAACATCGTGGCGATCGACGGCATCGACGAGAAGGGCGAGCCGATCTACGGCAGCGCCGGCGGCGATGTCGATTGGGATTCACAGGTGCCGCTGCGCCACGCTGAATCTGGCCACATCGTCTACCTCGACGAGGCCGGCGACGAGTGGCCCTTCGACAAGCTCAACAAGATCGGGGAGGACGACTAATGAACCTCGACGATTGGCAGAAGGACGTCCACGTCTTTGATCGCGACGCGACGAACTGGCCGTTTGGCGCGCCGAGAACGCCGGCCAAGTGGTTCGCGCAGGAGCCGGACGGTACGCTCCATTCCTTCATGACCGAGGACGCCGCTTGCGAGTTTCAGCGCTTCTGGCGCAAGGAACACGGGCTCGATCCAATGACCGGGGAGATCGACGCTCTCTGCGAGCGGTTGAACAAATAGGCTGTTTCTGCGCTATATTGTCGGCGCAGACGGGGGACCTTATGAGTCACGGGCATCCAGTAGCGGCGATCGCCATGGCGATCGGATTAGTCATCATCGGCGTCATTCACGTTCACAGCCAGGAGAAATACTCCGTGCTGACCAACGACGCGGTTATCTCGGCCGACATGATCGGCTGCGTTCTGCCGGAGCAGACCTATCGCGCCTTTGACCTCATGATCAATCAGAACGACGTGAGCGGCGCCGCCGACTTCCTCGCTCCTTTGCAGCGCCTCGATATGTGCCGCTGGATCGAGAAGGGCGCGCACGTTGCGATCGAGGGAGAAAGATCCGCATCCAAATCGCCGATTCCGCATGTTGGCGCGCTTATCTGCGCTCGACCGCGCGGTGTCGGACAATGCTTCTGGATCGTGAAGCCCGACGATATTTCCAGCCAGTAGGAAGATCGGTATTCGAAGGCGCGCCTTTATTTGCCTTCATCTACCAGTCAATTTTGACTGATTCCCAATATCAACCCGCGCTGATCTTGCTATTCTTTGATCATCGCAAAGATCATTGCAAACAACACAGGAGGGCATGATGAACACGAGCGCTGAATACATGGCCGCGATCAACGCGATCTACGCCGTCAAAAGCACCGAGGAGATCGGCGAACTCATTCGCCAGGCGCACGCGCATTTGCAGCGTCGCGCCCGCACCAGTTTCCGCTACGGCCAGGCCGTGCAGTTCACTGCTCGCAACGGCGCGGTGATCAAGGGCACCGTCGAGGGCATCAATCCCAAGACGATCAAGGTCCGCACCGCGCAGGGCATGTGGCGCGTCGGCCCGTCGCTTCTCCAGGCGGCGTGAGGGCGACATGAACACCGTCTACGTTCTCCTCATGCTCTATTGGGGCGGCTCTGGCAGCGGCCAGGGCTTCATGGCCTCGGCCGAGTTCAACTCGGCGCAGGCGTGTAGCGCCGCCGGCGAGCTGGCCAATCACAAGTTCAACAGCACGTTTGGGCGCAGCTTCTATTACGTCTGCGCGCCGAAATGACCTCCACCCAACTCGGCGCGGCGATCAAGCACTTAGAGAAGGATCTCGGTGGCGCGGGCTATTTTATCCGCGTCTACCTTATCTCCGGCACTCAGGTCTTCGGCGCCATTCTCCCGTCTGAATCCGGGCGGCCGCACATTCTCGGGATCGAAACGGTCCACGAGGAGGAGGGCGGCGACGCCAGACAGACGATCTTCATCGACGTCGCGGCGATCGCGGCCATCAAAGGCCCGTTCATGCTGTGGGATGCGGGCAAATGAGCGACTGGCAGCGAAAGCTGGAACTTCAGCCCGAGTGGGATCAGGCCAAAGCGGGCGCGATCAGCCGTCAGGCGTTGGCCCGCGTGATTGCCGAGCGGCTGAAGGCGTTGCAGCCGTTCGAAGTTCCCGCTCGCGACGCCAACAACGAGCACCAAGTCAACATGCTCGAATGGATCAACGAGAAGCGGGACGAACTGGCGTGGATCTTCGAAGACTGCGCCGGCAATTCTGATCTGAGCGTCGAAGATTTCGACGACGCGATGGAGAATCTCTACGATTGGGCGGACTCTCCGGTGGAGATGCGCGGCGAGAACGTCGTCCGCGGCAAGAAGGTCTGCTGGATCAGCACGTTCTGAGGAGAGTCCGATGGCCGAGAAGCGCTTTCTTTACGCCTGCCCGCACTGCGGCTCGACCAACGTTTCTCGTGACGCCAGCACGTATTGGAACATCGAGTCGCAAAAGTGGGAGCTCGGCGGGACTTACGACAACGCCTGGTGCAACGACTGCGATAAAGAAACGAAGGAGCTGGATGAGTTCAAGACCAAGGAAGTGAACGCTGCCGGCGTGCTGCGGGTCGACCAAGATGACCCTGACGATTGGGCCGTGGTCCTCGAGACCGGCGAGCGCGTGCCGGTCACTCACAACTTCGGCAATACCGTCGTCGCCGGCCCGACCAAATCCGGTGAGTGGATCGCCACCGCGATCACCGACGAGGATCGAGCCTTGTCCGAGCCCACAAGTCAACGCTGACTTGTGACAGGTTATCACCAATCACTGCCAGTTCAGACCCGAGTAAACGTCTGTATTGTGTAGTCGATAAGCGTAAAGACACGCAACACAAGGAGCAAACTAGAATGAACTTCCAATTCAAAGCTGTCCGACGCGAAGACAGCGGCGTTACCGCGAAGATGGCGGAAGCCAAGCGCCAGGACGAGCACTTCAACGACATCGTCGGTCGTCTCGCCGACTCGCACACGAACCAGTCGGAATACCTGAAGGTCATCGTCGGCCTCCGGCAGACCATGAACGAGCTGGTGGCGTCCGCGGCCGCGAGCGAAGTGAGCTTCAAGAAAACGATCGCGACCATCAACGAGCGACACAAGCAGCAGCGCTACGAAGACGCGGTGCGGAACCGCCAAGAGCTGATCGGCTCTCTGGAGCGTGCCCGCAAGCGTCAGGCCACGCAGATCGTCAGCCTGCTTCGTCTGCGCGGCGACAACAAAGCCGCCGAGCATATTCGCGAGACCTTCCCGAACGACGCGCCGGTCGTGATCAAGGTCGATCTGAACCCGAACCCGCCGAAGTCCGTTGTCGTCACGGCGAAGCAGAAGCCCGCGCGCAAGCGCGCCAAGAAGTAGGAGGCGCGGGTGCAGCGACAACTCCGCCTCATTCTCGCGGCGACAGTCATCGCTGCTTCCACCCCTGCCATCGCAGACTGCGCGCCGCTCGGCGAGATCGAGCGGCTCGTCATCCAAGGGTTCGGCGGCACGCCGTTCCAAGAGCTAACGGCGGCGCAGATCATCGTGGCGCGCGCCGTGCTGCTCAATCCCGGCAATCCCGCAGATATTGCGGCGTTGGGCGCGACCCGCGTCTTGGTCTCCAAGACGAAGTTCGGCGACGAGGCGACCATCTTCGTCGTCGACGACCAGGCGTGCAGCTTCGGCTTCATGCCGGCCGGCACCATCAGCGTGATCGACGCGCTCAAGGATCGCCCGATCAACGTCGGGGAGGGCATCTGATGTCCGATCCCAACGAAAAGGATCTTCCGCGCGCGTGGGCGAAAGTGATCGTGCGGGTCTGCCTCGCCTTTCTGTTCATGAAGGTCGTAGCGGCGTTCGCCCGCTTCGTCGAACCGAACCCGACGCCGAAGGAGATCGAACTGGTGATCGTTTGGGTCACTGGAGCCATCATCATTGGCGGTCTTCTGAGTTGGGGAACGGAATGACCTTCAAGGTCCAGGCCAAGCCATGCTCAACGTGCATCTATCGCAAGGACTCGCCGCTCGATCTGAAGGCGCTCGAGGACGCGGTGCGCGACCCGCACATGGGCTTCAAGGGGCATCGCATTTGCCACCACAGCGACGATGTTTACTGTCGCGGCTTTTGGAACGCGCACAAGGACGAGTTCACCGCCGGCCAGGTCGCGCAGCGGCTCGGCCTCGTCGAATTTGTGGAGGTCGATACCCTCAAATGAGCCGCGAATTTAGCGCCAACGGTATCGAAATCGAATCCGACGGCCGGGTGGTCTGGGTCAACGATCCGACCGGATGCTGCATCGGTCGATTCAGCAAGAACGGCGTCGACGTCCACCGCACCGGCCCAGAGCAGGTGGAGCTCGGGACGCAGTGCCTCGATTGCTTCCACGAGGGCAATCCTGCCGAGCAGTGGGATCGCTTCGTGAGCTCCATGAAGACGCATCACGGCGTCGACGTGTCGGCTCGACACAGGCCCAAATTCGTAGGAGGAATCGGCTCATGACCTTCAAACTCAGCGACCTCGAAAACCACCGCGGCAGCGGAACGTTCTATCGGCACGGCCTGATGCGCAATGTCGTCTACACCGAGGGCGTGCGGGCGCTCGCCGAGGGCGCCGGCGCCTATTGGCTGATCGACAAGGTCGCCACCAATCAGATGGAGCCGAAGATCGCGCGTGAGGATTTTCAGGTGTGGGAGTTGTATCACAAAGGCAACAACCACTGGATGCTGATGAGCGACGACGGCAATGGCAACGTTCTTCACAGCGAACTGATCGAGTATTCGGACTTCCCGCTGCCGATCGGCCCAGAGCCCTTCAAGCTCTACTGCGTCCGCGGCGAAGCCAGAACGATCATGCTCCCCGGTGAATACTGAGGGAGTCATTTCGGAAAATCAGTAAGTCAACGCTGATTGCCATCAGTCGCCAATTCAACCCCTAAGTGACTGATGCGACAATACAAATGCGATCAACGCAGACACGAGAGCGACGATGACCGACCTCCTGCACGACCTCAAAGACGAGATCACGGCGACGCCAGACGTCGCAGACCATGAGCCGCCGTCCATTCGCACGCCGGGTTGGATCCTGGTCGACGTTCACGTCCTCGAGCCGGCGCCGACGAGCGCGCACGAGGACAAGTGCGAATACGAGGTTCTCGAATGGGAGGGCTTCTCCTCGGTCTTCTGGATCAACGAGGGCGTCGGCTTCGATTGGTGGCTCGAGGAGCGCTGCCAGTTCCCGTCATCCGGCGTCTACCTGATTGAAAACATCCGCGGCGACTGGATCCGCGGTGACGGCTGGATGAGCGAAGATCGCGAGGAATGGGATCACAACGACCCGCGGCTCGCAACACCCGAAGAAATCGCGCGCCTGGCGCCAGAGTGGAAGAAGGAGACCGCCCAATGAGCACCGCGGAGAAATATCGCCAGAGCGCAGGAGTTACGGCGCTGTCTGCGGATCCTGACTTCGTACACGCGGCTGCGCATTCCGGTTACTGCCTCGCAATTTATCATGGCGCATTTTGGCGCGAGCCCTCCACCGAGCATTTCGCGGCAGGCTGGCGAGCGGCCCTCAGATACAGCGCAGACAAGTCGTCGAACCCGTCCATCGACTTTTCCAAGATCAAGGAGAATGATGAGGTTCTGGTCAGAGCGCGCGTTACGGCTGTCGACCCTGGCAGCTACCGTCCGGTTCGCATCAGGCTCGAGCGCTTCGCTCCTAACGGCTGGACAACCGGCGATTTTGTCGCCGGCCATATTCCCGCTCCCAAACCCATCCCGTGCGTAGTCGGTGAGGCGGCGCGCGAGCGCAACACGACCAAGCCGCCGGCGGGGATCGTCAAGCTGATCCACGACGACAGCGCCGTGCTCGTCGACGCGATAACCGGCAAGCTGGTGATCTGGCGCGCCGACTGCCTGGAGCTCGCGTCGTGACCTACACCGTCTATCAGCGCGGGCACGAGGTCGGAAGATTCGACAGCTACGCCCAAGCCAACGGGCACGTCCTCAGTCTGAGCGGGGCAGGGCGCATCTGGGACGCCGTCGGCTTTCACATGACGTCGACCAAGATCCAGCTCCAGAAGGTGCTGGTGACGTCCAACCTCGGCGTCAGCGACATTGGCCCGCGCGCGACCGCCCACACCTCCTGGCGCTCGCTCTACAAGGCGATCAGCGACGCGGTCTGGTGGATGCCGCCGCACTCCGCGCTCTACATCAACTTCATCGCCAAGTTTGCGGGCGACACGATGGCGGTGCCGGCCTCGCTCAATTTCAGCCGAAGCCGAGAATCGCGCCCGACGCCCAGCTACTCGCATGTCTACGGCGCGTTCGATCACATCGCCGAGACGCACGAGATCACCGACTTTGCAACGGATTGGCCCCAATGAGCTACCTCACCGAAGAAGAGGCGCGAAAGCAGGTCTGCCCGCTCATGACCTATTGCGTCAACGAGATCGACGTCAGCCAATGGGGCAAGACACCGATCATGGTGAATCAGAACTGCCAGGCGTCCGCGTGCAAGATGGCCTGGCGGTGGAATTACAACTCACCCCCGCCCGGCGCCATGAAGGGCTATTGCGGCATCGCAGGGAGGCCAACATGACCGTCGCCGAATTGATCGAGAAGCTCCAGAAGGAGCCGCCGGACATGCCGGTCTTCATTCACGACGCGGAACGGGACACCTCGTTTCCCTTCGAGTCATTGGAGCACGGGGTCGCCTGGCGAGACGAGCGCGGGATGATGTTCACCTTTCTCCGCCGCCGCGACGAATATCTAAGGCCCACCCTGACGCAAATCGAAATCCTGGTGCTCAAATGAGGCTCAACGTTCAAGAACGCGAGCTCTCCATTTCGCGCGCCATCCAGCTCAAGCTCCTGGACGACATTGTTTGGGTTTGGTGGGAAGACTGGCCCAACGCCGCGGTCGTCACGCTCGTCAGTCAAAGCAACGGCGGTCAGCAACACGCTTCATTCAGCGAGGTGCGACACCTGCCTTGGAATCGACGTCGCAAGCCGCTCAATCTCAGGAGGCGATCTTGACCCAACGCCATATCATGTACGTCTGCGCCGAATGCGCAGACAGCGACCCGGAAGCTTGCGGTCACTACGATCGCAGGGAGCTGGCGGTCATGCCGGACGGTCGATGGTTGTGCGAGAACTGCGCCAGCGAAGCCTGTGAAGACGGCGACGCCCGCTACGCCAATCTCCCGTGCCCGCCTGAATACGGCCCGATCGCATGATGACGTTTGACCCGCTCGATTTGATCGCTATCGGACTCGCCGTCACATTCGTTGGCGTGATGATCGCCTGCTGGTTCTGGCCGGTGAAGATCAGGCTTGTCTCGTCGACTCCCGCGCGAGAACTCACCGACGACGAGAAGCTGACGCTGGCGAGCAACGCGATCGCCGCCGCGTCGCTTAGCGCCTCGATCGTCCCGCCGCAATGAAGCCCGAGAACGTCATCACCTGCCCGAAGTGCGGCTGCATCAGCGGCGACGCCTGGTCGCAATGCGGCGGAACCTGTCCGATGCCGGGGTCTCCGCACTACGTCGAAGCGGCAGCCAAAGCCATCAAACTTCTGCCGTGCCCGTTCTGCGGCGGCTCGGCGACGATCGAGCAATATGGCGATCGAAGCAAATCCACAATCTATCACTGCGATTCATGCAGTTGCAGCCTCGAGACCGGCGAGGAATGGGATCACGGTCGAGGATGGAACAGACGAGCAACACCATGAACGCCTTCGACAAAGCGCTGGACGACTTCGAGCGCCGGCACTGGCAAGAGGGCTACGACGCCTGGCTCGCCGGTCATCAGACGTGGGCAGAACACGGCGAGTTCGACGAGGAGCGCTACAGCCTGGACGCCAATCCCTATCCCGACGGCTCGAGAGAGTACGGCGAATGGGCGGACGGTTGGGGTTGCGCGCTGGAGGACTATATCGGGAACACGAAATCTGATAGGAAGGACCCATGAGCGCCGCGCAACAACTCGAAGTCTTTGAAGCCCTGCGGGAGATGGGCATCACGGAGGAGAAGGCCGTCAAGGTCGCCACCGTGCTCTCCCGGCGCGACGATGACGTCGCCGATGTCAAGAACGACGTCAAAACGATCGACATGCGGGTCGAGGGTCTTACGAAAGACGTCGCCGAGGTCAAAAAGGACATCGCCGAGGTCAAAAAGGACACCGCCGACCTCAAGCGCGATAACGCCGTCGTCAAATGGATGCTAGGCTTCATCCTGGCGGCGGTGATGACGGTCGTCTTCAAGGCGTTTCTGCACTGATGCCGGCGATCGACCCCACTGGACCCGCCGGCGCCGCTACGCCGCCCGAGGCCGACATGACCAACGTGCCGATCGCCCAAGCCAAAGCTATCAGCTACGGCCCAGCGTTCGGCGCCATGACGATCGACGGCCGCACCTGCATTCAGGTCTACGCCGAGGGCGCCTGGTGGTGGCAAACCGCCGACGGCAAGGGCGACAACAAGCGCTACCGCGCCCACGCCTGGAGCCAAGCCAAATAGGATCCCCAATGGCTGATCTGCTCGATTTCGCCAGTCACAACGCAAAGACCGCCGAAGCGGCGCTCTTCCGCAACGTCCAGATCATCATCGCCCTGACCGAGATCCTGATCGAACGCGCCCCACAGACCGCGCTCAAAGACGTCATGGACTGGTCCGGCGCAACCCGCGTGTTCCTCGGCGAGAACCACCAGATCATCATCGACGGCGAACCGATCAGCCGCGAACGCTTCATCGAATTCGCAGCCTGGCGCGCCCATAAGGTCGCCAATGAGATCGAGGGCGCCAAGAAGCTCAAAGCCGACATCGCCGGTTGACTCGCCAGAACCAAGAGCCGAAAGCCGCCGACGAACAACTTCGGATAATCCGAAAGCCTCCCGAAGCGTACCCGCAAACACAATACACAGGCGCTTTTGGATTAAACCCGCAATCTCTGCAAATCAGCCCATCATTGCGTTTCAAAGCGGGTGATAAACGAGCCCAAATTCGAGACACGTCATTTTGCGGTTAAGCTCAACCGAATCCCAATTTCTGATCATCAGAAAGACTGCCGAAAACGCACCCGAAACGACAGTCGACACGATCAAGACGACTCACGATCGGGAAGCACGCGGGGATCAACAGAGACGATCGCTGAGCTACGTCCACAGAAAATTACGTCCACTGACGCGCTCAAAAACCCCGACGCTCAGTGACGCTCTAATTCAATTCCCGTAAGCGAAGCCTCGTAGACGAGACAATCATGCTCCCGGAGACGAACACGCCTCATAAACGAGGCCAACAGACGCTCAACGACCCACAGACAGATCACCGGCGTCGTAGTCGTCGACCTCAGAGAGCAGACACACGTGCGAGAGGCGTAGAGGGGGACCACAGAGAGGCTACAGGGGTAGGGGAGCGCATGAGGGACACAGAGACGAGACACGCAAACGAGGCGTCAGGCGACAAGGAGGGGTTTTTCCGCCTTAATCTGCGCCATGCCACTCCCACCACGCCCTTGCCGATCCCTGTTCAGACCCACCTTCACGCGTGCTATCGTCTAATTCTTGCGACGAGGCTGGTCGTCGCGCTCTTGTGTCACCTGGAAGCCTCTGCACGCCAGCAGCACCGACTGAGGCCAACTTGCGGGACGCCCGCGGCGGCATCGATCGGCGCCGGGCGTCCCGATTTTCAATTCCAGGGAAAATAAGGGATCCACGCGTGATCTCCATACGCCGCGCCGCGGGCGCCGCCACGCCGGCAGATATAGCCGCGAACGGGTGAGGATCTCCCGAATTCTTCTCTCGGGCGCCCACGAGACGCCGCGGTCTAATCCGGGAGCCATTCACAGCGCCATGGCGTGATTTTCTCAATATTTACACGTTAAAAGCTTCTAACAGAGTCTCTTATATATTTGAGAGTGAGGACAATTTGGCGCTGCCGGTGTTCGCTCCCCGCAAGCCTTTGAAATTGTTCGAAAAAACCTCTGAATCTTGACCCCTATTTCACACCCGATCGGATGTGAAATAATTCATGGTTTGTTCTCTTCCCGCGGACCCGCCCCATGGACGCCCATGGGACGCCATGGCTGAGCTCCCGGTCCCGATGCCGTCCCACGGGAAAGTCAAAATCTGCACACGCAGATAAAGACTGACATTGCTTCGGAAAATCAGGAAGAATCCCCGAGGGGAGACCCATGGGACACCTTCTGAAATCCCGAAATCAGCTCCCATTCGCTGCCAACCGACAGCCAAAACCTGCTCGTGCATCTTAGCAGGGTCAGCAACGACGCTGACGACACACAAGAGAGGCAGCGATCATGAGCAAGCGCAACAAGAACAAGCCCGCCGAGACCCCGGCGACCGCCACCGAAATCGTCGACGCGATCGTCAAAGACGTGGAGGCGCACGCCGCCGAGGTTCTGGCCAGCATCGACCCCGCGGCCGAAACCGCCGTCACCGCCGGCGTGATCGACCACGACACGCAGCTTTCCTCCTGGAAGTCGGAAGACCAGGCGGCCGCCGAACAGCTCGAGGCTGTGGTGGCGGAGCTCGAGGAGCCGCCGGCCGACGTCCCGGCGACCAAAGAGGACGAGGCGCCGACGCTCGCCCAGCTCATCGCCCGCATCGACGAGGAGGCCGCCAAGCTCCGGGTGGTTCAGATCGCCGACGCCGTCGACCGCCGGTCCGCCTTCGAGATCGACAAGAACGGCGACAACGACAACATCCACCGAACCCTCAAGAAGGTCCGCACCCAGCTCGTGACGCTGCGGGCCGCCAAGCTGTTCGAGGCGATCCATGTGCCGACCGGCTTCATCAACCGCTCGGTCCACGAGGGCAGCCAGTACAACGTCTACGCGATGGGCAAGCTCGCCGACATCGTCTTCGGCGTCACCGACGGGGTCGTGGCCAACGCGATCAACGTCGCCTGCATGAAGAGCCTGTTCGCCTTCAACAAGGCGGGCGTCCCCTTCACGATGGAGACCGCCAAAGCCGCCGCGAGCAAGAACTACGCCCGCACGCTCGACGCCTCCGTCCGCAAGCATCTGATCTCGCATACGGTGGCGCCCGGCACGGCGCCGACCCAAGCGAGCTCCACGATGCAGGCGCTGGTCACGCTGGGCGTCGTGACCACCAACGGGTCCGGCAAGAACCCGACCTATTTCCTCCAGACCGAGGCGCCGATCACCAAGAAGCTGGAGATGATGCTCGCCGCCGCGTGACTGGGACGCGCTGCGGAGAAAGGAAAGGGGCGCTTTGGCGCCCCTTTTTCTTGTCAGTCGATTTCCATGGCGGGTCCGAGATCCGGATCCGGGTCCACGGTCCGATCCGGCGTGCGCTTACCTCACGTCCCATGGGAGCGGACCGGCCTTGCCTGACTATAAGCCATGGCGCGCCGCGGGTTCCCATGGGACGCCATGGCGATGCCGTCAAGCGCCTTCGACTGCCAATTGAGCGCCTAATGCGCTGATTCTATTGTTCTTTTGCGCAATCAAGCGCAACACGAGAGACGAAAATGGACAACGACATTCACGAAATGAACAAGCGCAACTTCGGCGGCGTGCTCGGCGCGCATCGCGATCACGCGTTGACGCTCGAAGAACGCGATCTGGCGCTCGGCGGCGATCTGCGCGAGCTGTTCGAAGGCGTTTTGCAGCAAACGCTCTACGTCGCCATTCTCGCTGTCAGTCCACTCGCTGTCAGTCCAGAGTCCGCAGCGTATACGCACATCGTCGAATGCAGCGATCTCGCCTATATCTGCGCCGGCGCTGATCAGCCGAAGCTGACCGACGACGAAAATCACAAGCTTTGGTTCTCGTTCGAGACTTGGCAAGACGCCAACGCGTTCGTCGCCAAGCTGATGCAGTGCGGCGACGACAGCATCTGATCGCCATCTAGCGCCAATTGCTCTGATTGCGCAGTGACTTAGACTGTCATTGCGCAATCAAGCGCGACAGACACAAGAGAACGACAATGGAATACGACTTCAAGATTCGCTACGAAATCGCCAGCCCCGATCGCGTGCGCGCTTACGTCAACGACGTCTATATCGGCGCGCTGACGTACAAGAACGTCCTCATCCGCGAGCAGACCCAGCAAGAGCGCGAGCGCCCCTATCACGAGCGCGCCCGTCGCCCCCGTGAAGTGCGCCTGACGTTTCGCGCCAAGGGCGAGTCGTTCAAGCACTTCCTCCGTCCGCCCTACGACCAAGACGTGATGACGGCCGAGAGCGCGCTCGCCGACTACCGCGTGCGCAACCAATTGACGCCGATCGTCCTGCACGCCGCGCTGAAGAACTTCTACCGCGGCGTCTGCCCCGTCGAAGCCGCCGAAGAGCAAGCCGCCGAAGACGCCAAATACGATCGTCGCGTCGTCAAGTTCGAAGAAGACTTAGCCGCGACGCTCAGAGCGCTCAAAGTCGCCTAACACCGCCATTTTATCGCCAAGCGACGCTCGCGCATGATCGTGAGCGTCGCAATCAGCGACAAACACAGGAGTCAAACATGAGATTCGCCATCTTCCTCGCCTGCCTCTGTCTCATGGCCGTCGTCTGGATGGACGTGATCGTGGTCACGCACGCCCATGCCGCCAAGTCAATTCTGACTGTAGGAGCCCGCCAGTGATCCGCACCGCCTTCGAAGCGCTCGCCTTGGGCGCCTTCCTCTCGGGCCTCTACCTCGGCCTGATCGCCTATGGCGACATCCACCAGCCGCGCCACGCCGGCGTCCACGCCTCGATCGTGGGGAACGGCTGATGGAAAGCCTCTGCATGCACCTCGCCTACGACCTGTCCTTCCTGCTCCTCGGCGTTGCCGCGATCAGCCTGGCCTGTGGCGCAATCTCCGGCGTCATCAGCGGGGTCGAAACCGCCTTTCGCTTCCTTTTGAACGCCTGAAGCGCTCGCGCTAACGTTAATCGGTCAGTCAATCGTGACTGATCACACAAGGGACTAGACGACAATGGGACAGATTTCAGCTTCGATCGTTCGGGCGCTCGTCGACTTTCAGGTCTTCAACGAGGCGATGGGCAACAGCGCGCAGAAGATGGCTCACGACACGCTCAAGATGGCGCGCGAGAGCGAACAGGCGGCGTGGGAGCGCTTCGAGCGCAGCATGGACACGCACGGCGTGCGGTTCGAGGAGGTCGTCACGCACGGTCTGGGACGGGCTGAACGGCTCTACGCCCGGCGTGAGGGCGCAATGAAGCGCGAAATCGAACGGCGCAACGCGCGCAAGGCGAAGCTCGCGGCGCAAGCGGTCTAAGGCGAGGGAAGGCGTCCTTCGGGGCGCCTTTTCGCTGGCTCGGCGATTTCCATGGCGAAACCCGAATCCGGATCCATGGGCCGGGATGGATCCACGCGCGGATAAGGCTTGCCATGGCGGGAGACCCGGCGTTAGGCTCGGTCAGCGGCGATCGCTTCCATGGAAAAGTTCTGCTGAGTAGAAAGACTGCCATGGCGAATTTCTGCTTTTCACGACATGCGCGAGGATTCAATTAGAGCGTCGCTGAGACGATTCGTTGCTTTGCGCTATGTCGTCTCATGCGACGCGTCCCCGACGCTCTAGCATGCGTTTCTGCGCGATCGTTTCACTAGGGTCTAGCGCGCTTCGCTTCGCGCTGAAATGCATCTGTGAGACGCGCAAACGAAAAGAGCGCGACTCGCGTCGCGCTCTTGATTATTCGCAGATTTTAGAAGTGTTTACAGACGCTCAAGCAACGCTTGCGTGACTGCGCTTTCGCGATTTAGCTTGAAACAGACGTTGTTCGCAGCGTCGCGCGTCTCGACAATCACGTTATACGCTTGCAATGCGTTATTCGTTGACGACGCTTGTGTCGAGCACGTGCTTGCATCGTAAATCTTCGCGACGCGAATCAGCGCGCTATTGCGCGTCGTTTCTGTGAGACGCGAATTGCTTGTGCAAGCAAGTTTCGTCTCGCGTTCTGTCATCAGCATGTCGTTATCTTCAAAGCACTTGATAGAAGCGAGAATTGCGCGAGTGTAAATGTTCAGCGACTCAGCGCTCGCAATCGCGCGCGCAATATTGACGACTTTAACGAACGCTTTTTCATTGAAACGCGCGTTGACGCGCTCGTTTCTGTTGATCAAGTTCGCGTCGACGTTCGCGCTCATCATGATTTCAGCAATGCGCGAGTGTGAAACGTGCGACTTGAACGCTTTTAGCTTTGCTTGAATCGAGTCGTTATCAGCGTTCTTTTCGCGCTCATAAGTAGCGCGCACGTCGATAGCAGCGAGCAAGCGCGCGCTGTAGTCGCTTACAGCGTCAACGCTTGTCGTCGTCTCAGTGACGACGCTAGACGCTTTAGCAGCGTCGAACGCGTCGTTATCAAACTCAGCGTTCATGATCTCTGCGAGATCATACTCAGTCTGAGAGAATTGCTTGTGAGACATTTGCTTGCTCGCTCTTGTGTGTCGCGACGTTCATTCGTCGCAAGTTCAGAATAGCGATTGCGTAAAAAGGGGCAACAAAAATATTCGCGCTCGCTCATACAAAATTTCCGAGTCGACTCGGAATAATTGCATGAGTTTATCTTTGGCGTTGCGTGAATAGGCTTGTGGCATGAACTAGGCACTGTGGCTGGGAGGTCACTAGCTGACGGAGTGGCGTAGTTGCTACATGTGGCGGTAAAGACACGAAGTCTTAGGCGGAAATGTCACGCTTTGGCAGCTATCCCGCCATTGTTCGCCAGCTCCAACCTTATCCTTGTCACTTCTCAAAAATCCGACAGCAATACCTTACAGACCCTTGTCACTCGATCCTTGCCGCTCAGTTGGACTCAACCCGCCGGCGCCGCTTCATACGTGTTCCCGTATGGGAGCAATTTATGCGCGATCCTGTATAAACGCCGGCGCCGTTCCCGAGCGGGAGCAGCTCCGATTGAGCGCCGGTCGTCTTTGGGCTCGCCAGGAAGCTCGAATTGAGTTCCCGACGCGTTTCGGGCGCACATCCATCGCGCGGGAAGCTATAATTGCTTCGATCCCTGCCGTGTGACCGAGCCGAGACTGGAAGTGCCGTGAATGCGCAAGCTCTCCACGTATCTTGCGCGTCCTGTAGGCGTCCCTCGTCGGTTGGAGGCTTATGCCATACGCGTCGGGAAAGCGTCAGGGATCACAACATCAGCGTTGACTTATCTTTCGGCCTCGCCTATGGTCCGCCTGCGCGGTAGGGCAGTCTGGTCAGCCCGCTAGGCTCATAACCTGGAAGTCGGCGGTTCGAATCCGCCCCGCGCAACCAGTTTGCCTGAAGGTCCACTCGCCTAAAGGCCACGCGATCGGTGATCGCGTCCCCTGTCCTGCGGGACAGGGGCTGAACTTCTCCACTCAATTTTGACTTGCAAGCCGCGCTTTGCGTGCTATATCTCGTTCACTCTCGCGAGCGCGTCTAGCCGCTCGAGACTGATCAGAAACCCAGCCAGCGGCACGGATGTCGTTGGTGGCGGGTCTGGGCCGAGACAGGGTTTTGAGCCAATTGCTCCGCCAATCGCTCTGGGGCTGGTAATCCCAGGGCGAGGAGCGTGCGGCTCAGTCCTCATCGGTCGGTGCGCAAGGCCGGGGTAGAACCCGAGAACCTTGAGACTCGCTCGCGAGAGGTCAATCCACAATAGACCGACCACGATCCTTGTCGCTTTCGAGTTGACAGGACGTCCAGAAGTCAGTAAATATTGACTTGCGGCGCCCAA